AGTTGCAAAAGGGGTTGACATTTATCCCCTTTTGCGTTATATATAATAAGGGTGCAGTTCGTAAGACGCCCTGTTGACACAAAATATATGCTTACTCTGTGTCACAAAATACGGTTTTGGTAGTTTCCGCCCAAAAAACTACCACTTTATAAATAAACGTGATACGCCTAATGGGTATCACACTGTAACTTGCTTAAAAAGGAGAAACAAAATGGTAAATACAGCTCTTACAGACCCTTTCGACAGGGTTAAAACCTACTCTATCGGATTCGATAGAATGTTTGACAGACTACTTGATGATAGTCTTGTTACAACAACAAACTACCCCCCATACAATATCGTTAAAGTTGATGACGAGCATTATGCAATTCAGATTGCAGTTGCTGGTTTCAGTAAAGATGATATTGAAATCGAAACAAAAGAAAACACTCTTGTTGTGAAAACAAAAGAGAAAGATGGAGAACTGGTAGACGATACGACTTATCTGCATAAAGGTATTTCAAATCGTGCATTTACACGTTCTTTCACTATTGCTGACGATGTGGTAGTTAAGGGTGCGACCTATGAGAATGGGTTGTTAAATGTTGAACTTGAGAGAATTATCCCAGAAGAGAAGAAACCTCGTCTGATTAAAATCAAGTAAAACAATAAATGTAAGAGGGGAAAAATGTATTGACATCTTCCCCTCTTCATGATATGATATGCAATATCACATAATGTGATACTTTAAATAATGGAGATAAAATGGCTAGAAAAGCACAAACTAAAAAAGCAAAAGTTCTGAAACTTCTTTCAAGTGGTAAAAATATTACTTGGAAAACTCTAAGAACTAAATTTGATTTGACTTCCCCAAGAGCAATGATTGATACACTTAGAAATGAGGGTAATTGCATTTACACTAATACTGTAGATGGAACTACTGCTTATCGTCTAGGTGAACCATCAAAGGCGATTATCGCTGCCGGACTGAAGGCGTTTGAGGGTGATTACTCATACGAGACTCGTTACTCTAACTAAGTCTCTACTTTGGATGGGGGGATTACCCCCCATCACTATTATAGGATGTAAATTGTGAAAAAGATTGACTACAAATATTCAGAGGATAGAATCCTCAAAGAGTTGCAAGAGTATATTGATAAAACTTACTCTGCACACTATTCCCACAATAGATTTCAAGCAACAGAATTCATCATGGACTCGGGCCATGGAGAAGGTTTCTGTATCGGTAACATTTTAAAATATAGTCAACGATACGGAAAAAAGGATGGCAAGAACAGAAATGACTTGCTAAAGGTGATCCATTATGGTATAATGGCACTTCATAATCACGATACAATGGAGAATAATTGATATGAATCTTAGTAATGATACCAGAGATGTTTTGAAAAACTTCTCAACCATTAACCAGAATCTTCTGGTAAAAAGTGGAAACACAATTAACACAATGTCTGCGATGAAAAATATCGTTGCCAAGGCGACTATCCCAGATACTTTTAATAACGAGTTTGCAATCTACGACTTGAATGAATTTTTGTCTGCACTCTCTCTTTTCAAAAAACCCAGTTTAGAATTCAAGGATATGTCAGTAAAATTGAATGAAGAGGGTGGTGGTAGTTCAGTGAACTACTTCTTTAGTGACCCATCTATCGTGACTGCTCCCAAAACAGAAATCACAATGCCTAGTGTTGATGTAGAGTTTACCTTTACAAAAGATACTTTTGACCAAATTCAAAAGGCCTCTGCGGTTCTTGGTGTTCCAGATGTGGTTCTAAAAGGAACTACTGGTGGAGATATTGTTCTTACTGTAACTGATCGTAAGAATGACACCTCAAACGACTTTGCAATTAAGGTTGGGGACAATGCACCATCTGACTTCACATATTTCTTTAAGGTTGAAAACCTAAAACTTCTTGCTGGTGACTACAAGGTAGAAGTATCTTCAAAGGGCATTTCGCATTTTACTAATGTGAATAAGTCGATTGAATACTTCATTGCTCTTGAAGCAGCATAATGTATCATAAACAAGTCATTAAATCACTTAATGACTCATATATGAAACATTAAACTAGAAGGAATATATTATGAATGATGTGATGCTTTGGGTGGAGAAATATCGTCCATCTAAAATCAGTGATTGTGTTCTCACTGATGATTTAAAAACAACTTTCCAGACCTTTGTAGATGAAGGACACATTCCAAATCTTCTTCTCTCTGGTGGGCCTGGAGTGGGTAAGACCACAGTTGCAAAGGCAATGCTTGAGGAACTTGGCGCCACCTATATGATGATTAACGGTTCTGAAGAATCAGGCATTGATGTTCTCAGAAACAAGATTAAGAACTTTGCGTCTACTGTCTCTATGGATGGTAATCGTAAGTTCGTGATTTTGGATGAGGCAGATTATTTGAACCCACAATCTACACAGCCTGCTCTGCGTGGATTCATGGAAGAATTCCATAAGAATTGTGGTTTCATTCTGACCTGTAACTTCAAGAACCGTATCATCGACCCTTTACACAGCAGATGTTCTGTTATTGAATTCAAGATACCAACAAACGACAAACCAAAACTTGCTGGTGAATTCTTCAAAAGAGTTCAGAATGTTCTTAAAACAGAGAATATCCAATATGAACCAAAGGCAGTTGCTGCGGTTGTAGAAAAACACTTTCCAGATTGGAGAAGAGTTCTAAACGAATTACAAAGATACTCTGTAACTGGAATGATTGATGCTGGTATTCTTGTAAATGTATCAGAAACAAATATGAAGGACTTGGTTACTTTCCTTAAAGAGAAAGACTTCAAGTCTATTCGTAAATGGGTTGCAAATAATATGGATAACGATCCATCACAAGTATATCGTAAAATCTATGATGTATTATATGATGAGATTGAGCCTTCCACTGTTCCTCATTTAGTTTTGTCTGTGGCAGACTATCAATATAAATCTGCATTTGTAGCCGATCAAGAAATCAATATGCTTGCATTTATGATTGAGATTATGACACAGGTGAATTTTAAATGAGTTATGAACTAAAAGATTATTTAAAATCTATCAACGAAACAAAGGAAAATCTGATGGATTCAGATGATCCTATGTGGGAGAAAAAGTATTCTTCCTTTATCATTAATAAGTGCCTTGCACCATTTAATGACACCATCATGCTTGTCAATGAGATGAACATGAGACACCACCTTGATTCTAAGTTACAATATGACTTTTTACTAAATACTATTAGACCTAAGAAAAGATATGCTTCTTGGGTTAAAGCTAGTAAATTAAAAAACTTAGACTATGTAAAAGAATATTATGGTTATAGTAATCAGAAAGCCAAGATTGCTCTTGAGATACTTAATGATGACCAGATAACCACTATTAAAAATAGTTTGAATAAAGGTGGAAAACAATGAACGATTTAACATGGCATCTGGACAAGATGCTAGAAATAAGAATAAAAGAACCAGACGATTTTCTAAAAGTTCGTGAGACACTATCTCGTATTGGTGTCGCTTCTCGCAAAGAAAAAACTCTATATCAATCCTGTCACATTCTACACAAACAAGGCAAATATTATATTGTCCATTTTAAAGAACTTTTTGCACTTGATGGCAAAGATACCAACATTACTGAAAACGATATTGCCAGAAGAAATACGATTGCAAATCTATTATCAGATTGGGGTTTGGTGTCTGTGGTGGGAACTTGTGACCCAAAGGCTCCTCTGTCTCAAATCAAAATTATTGGATTTAAAGAAAAAGAAGAGTGGAACTTAGAAACAAAATATAATATCGGTAAGAAGAGAGAAGACTAAGTGACAATATCTTTTTCTAATTTTATCACAGAAGAAAAGAAAGAAGAAAACTACAAGGTAGTTATTCTTACAGTAGAGTTTGGTGATAAATCAATCACTGCGAAGAAGTTTGAAAAGGAAGCCCAAAAGATGGGTATGGAAACTTTTCTAGCAAACTTCAAAGAAGTTTCTTTGCGTTTTAATGATGGCAAACATACACTTTCTGATGGTAAAAAAGAAATAGAAATTAATAAGTCTGATACTGTTGTTTTTGTTCGTGGAACACCAACAAGAGACAGTATGCTTGATTTGATTTCTGAACTGGAACGACTTGGTATTACTTGTATTAACAGCAGAACTACAATCAGCATTTGTGCTGACAAATATCGTAGTTATGTTAGACTGAAAGACTTTAGATTAAATCAACCAAAGACTGTTTTGATTCCAAATGAAGAGAGTATTGAACAGGCCCTAGAAGAACTAGATACAAAGTTTCCAATTATTCTTAAAACACTTAGAGGTTCTAAAGGCATCGGTGTTCTGTTTATTGAATCTGAAAGAGCTCTAGATTCAATCGTGCAACTTCTTTATAAACAAGACAAAGACACAGATATTCTTATTCAAGAATATATTAAAACAGAATATGATGTTCGTGCAATTGTTGTTGGTGGACAAATTATTGGCACAATGCGTAGAGATGTTATTGAAGGAGATTTTCGTTCTAATGTCTCACAGGGTGCAAAACCAAAACCATACAAGTTATCAGAAGAAGAAATTCGTCAATGTCTAATCGCTGCAAAGGCAGTAGATGGTGATTGTGTTGCAGTTGATTTTATTCCATATAAAGGACAACCATATTTCTTGGAAGTAAATAGTTCGCCAGGCACTGATGGTATTGAAGATGCAAATCCAGGCTTGAATATTGCTAAGTTAATTCTACAACACTATAGAACTACAGATCATAGACGTTCCGTTCCAACAAAATGTGGATATCACGAAATGGTATCTATTACTCCTTTTGGAGAGATGGAAGGAAAGTTTGACACTGGTAATGGTATTCTCTCAGTTCTTCATGCTGAAGATATTAAGATTAACGGTAAGAAGATTACCTTTACACTAAACGGTAAAACAATTACTACAGACCTTGTAAAGATGTATAAGGCAACAACTGGTGGTGGTATAGATGAACGCCCAGTTGTTGAATTAGAAATGGAATTCATGGGCCACACTTATCAGTTCATGTTCGGCCTTGATGATAGAAGTGAAATGGGAACTGATGTTCTGATGAATCGGTTTGCTATGAAAACAATGAATGTCATGGTAGACCCTCAGAGAAAATTTATTTTGACAACAAAACAGGGAGAAAATAATGCTACTTGATGCAGTAAGAAAACACGCAGAAGGACACATTGCAAAACACAAAGCGAATGTTCTTGTATATCTAAACAATCCAGCAGGGATTGGAGAACATTCGGATATTATTGATGCCGTTGAACATGAACTCATGGAGATGGCAAAATATCAAGACCAACTTGAGATGTTGGACAAGTATTTCGTAAACGAAGAACAAACTCAGTATACACTTTTCTCTTGACATTTCCCCCTAATGGTGGTATATTTACATAATGAAGTTTTACACACATATCGCCCAATGGGGCAATCAATTACTTGTTCGTGCAGTAGATAATGGTGTTCGTAGTAACTACAAAGTTAAATACGAACCCACTCTCTATGTTCCTGTAAAGAAAGAAACTGGTTGGAAAACACTTGACGGTAATAACGTCAGTCCAATGAAGTTTCTCTCTATCAAGGAGGCGAAAGAGTTTGTTGCACAATACGAAAGTCAGCCCCATCTTGTCTATGGGCTGACACAATTCCCCTATACTTACATTGCAGAAAAATATCCTCGACAAATCGAGTTTGATAGTTCTCAGATGAGAATTATTACTATTGATATTGAGGTTGAATGTGAGAACGGTTTCCCGAATGCCGATCAGGCACTTGAGCCAATGTTGTCTATCACTATCAAAAACCATGACACAGGACGTATCAAGGTTTGGGGATTGCATGAATATCACAATGACAGAGAAGATGTTCAATACATTAAATGTCAGACTGAACGTGAACTTCTTGCACAGTTTGTTGCATGGTGGGAAAGTGACCATCCAGACATCATTACTGGTTGGAATACTGAACGATTTGATATTCCTTATCTTTGTAACCGTATTAAATTTATAATGGGTGAAGACGCAATGAAACGTCTGTCTCCTTGGGGTGTTGTGAATGCAAGAACAATCACTGGTGCGTATGGTAAGAAAGAACAAGTCTATGATATTCTAGGTGTTGAGGATTTGGATTATCTTCTTCTGTATCGTAAACACACATATGTAAGACAAGAATCTTATCGACTTGATCACATATCTCATGTAGAACTTGGGGAACGTAAAGATGAAAATCCATATGAGACTTTTCGTGATTGGTATACAAAAGATTATCAGTCTTTCCTAGACTATAACATCCAAGACGTTGAACTCGTAGATAGACTTGACGATAAGATGAAACTTATCGACTTGCACCTAACGATGGCCTATGATGCAAAGGTAAACATCACAGATGCATTTACTTCTGTTAAGTATTGGGATGTTCTTATTTACAATCATCTTCTAAAGAAAAAGATTGTTATTCCTCAAAAGACAAGAAGTCAATCTAAGAGTGAGAAATATGCTGGTGCATATGTGAAGGAGCCTCAAGTTGGACAACATAATTGGGTTTTGTCTTTTGACTTGAACTCTCTGTATCCACACTTGATTATGCAATACAACATTTCACCAGAAACATTGTTGCCTCAATATGACCCTAACATTGATGTTGATTATATGCTTGCAACAAAGAAACTCTCTAATCCAGACAATGTAACTTGCACACCAAACGGTGCAATGTTCTCTAAGGAAAAACAAGGTTTCTTGCCTGAGATGATGCAGATGATGTATGATGATAGAACCATCTACAAGAAAAAGATGTTGGATGCAAAACAAAAATATGAAGATACAAAAGATCCAAAGTATCTAAAAGATGTATCTCGTTTTCATAACATCCAGATGGCAAGAAAGATTTCATTGAACTCTGCTTATGGTGCGATTGGTAATGAGTGGTTTCGATATTATGAACTAAAGATTGCAGAGGGCATCACTACCTCTGGGCAATTGTCTATTCGTTGGATTGAGAAATCATTGAACATCTATATGAATAAACTATTGAAGACTACAGGAGAAGATTATGTCATTGCAAGTGATACGGATTCAGTATACATTACTTTTGACAAACTGGTTGATAGTGTGCTTAAAAAGAGAGAAGGTGAATCGGAAGATAGTTATCGTGGGAGGGCTGTGGATTTCTTGGACAGAGTTGCTCAAGAGAAAATTGAACCTTTTATTGATAAGAGTTATCAGGCTCTTGCTTCGTATGTAAATGCATATGAACAAAAGATGCAAATGAAACGTGAGGTGATTGCAGACAAGGGTATCTGGACTGCAAAGAAACGATACATTCTTAATGCTTGGGATGTTGAAGGTGTTCGATACAA